TTATCTTTTATATTATAATTATAGCATATTTTTAAAATTTGTCAATTTTTCTAAAAATACTTGCTAAATCCTAGTCTTGCACTAATTGATGTATTTTCAAGTTTAAAGCCTGTGTTTGTTATACCTAAATCACCATACATCATTGTCTTTGAATAATCCCTTTGTATATTCTTTATGAGTTCATTAGAATAAAAAGGGGTAACTACTCCCCCTTTTTGCCTACTTCATCTAATGACTTCTTTTGGGCTTCTGCGACTTTCATTTTTGTTACTGCTCTCTCAACTGCTTTGTCTAAGACTTTTTCTTTTACAGTTTGTCCTAGTTTATCTTCTATTATGTCCTTGGCTCTTTGGTTTTTAGACTCTCCACTATCTCCATTAAGTAGTTTTTCAACAAACACCACGACTTCTAATGCTACATCATCTAACTCAGTTGGTGTTTTTTTAACTAATTCCCTTAACTTAGGTAGTAATGCTCCAAATATTGCTCCTAAAACTGTAAAAATAATTCCAAATACTGTTCCTTTGTTCATAATACTACATCTCCTTTATATATTTAATTTTATTATTTAGCCTATTGTACCAACCTTGCAAAAATACTTTTTGACTAGGGTTGTTGTACACTATTGCTTCATAGAATAATTTTTGAATCCTATGATATTCATTCAAGAAATCATTAACATTAACTGAATTTAAGCTATTAAGTGTATCTCTGCCTATAATTCCATCTATATCAACCTTATATCCTAAATTGCATAATGTTAGTTGGGCTTTCTTTATAGCCCACACACCACTATTGACTAACCAGTCAAATATTGATAATGCTACCTTGTCACTTGCTACTTTATCTAGCTTATTCTTAAGGTAAAATTCTTTATAATATATTTCTTTGGCTTGTTCTTTGGTTAAGCTTACTACCTTATATCCATAATATGCATTAGCTACATTTTCAGTTATTCCATATTTGGTTGCTCCACCTTTATCGTTTGGATTATTAGAATATCCACCCTCAACCATTAGAATGTAATTAAAAATGTTATCAAAAGGGTCTTTTTTGTTGTCAAGTGGTACTAATTTGTACTTCTTGCCATTTATTTCAATTATCCAGTCCATTATTACCTCCTTTTTGTAATCTCGCACGATTAATGCACGATTAATTCCTTTATTTATTGACTTTACAAATTCGTTTAGCACGATTAACGCACGATTAGCGTAAAATTAACGTATAATTAATTTTTAATAAAAAAAGGTATAAACTATTGCCTATACCTTGAAACTTTCAACCTCGCTTATTCTGTGAGGTCATTTTCTTAAATACATCATAAACATCTTGTGGTGTTAGCATGTAATATCGTTTTGGTTGAAAAATGTTATACCTTAAGTCTAGCAATTCACTTATCCATTCACTACAAGTATATTTTGTTTTATCTTGCTTTCTCCTGTTAAAAATGTTGGATAGGATTATAGCTTTCCAATCGTATTTTGCCCCTTGTGTCTGTTCAAAGAAGTCATTAACTATCCATTCTAGTCTATCATCAATTTTTAAGTCTATACTATCCCATTTATCACTAGATAAATCGTATCTTTTAATTCTCACTTGTTGTTCATCTGATATGCCTAATAAATATCTATCGTTAATATACAATTCACAATGTGAGTAATTAGAATTAGTCCACCACTTAATAAGCCTACTCCACCATCTATAATTACTTTTATAGAATACAACCTTAATCTTTGTTATTTTCATCATTGTTGCTTGCCCATTCCTTTTCCACATCGAAATCCATCAATTCTTTTTCATCTGTTATACTTTCAACCTTTTCTCTTAGCTTGCTTGCTATTCTCATTGCTCTTGTAGTTTGTTGTTGCATTATATATGCTAACTTCATCATCTCTTGAATTGTTAGTGTTACATAATGTTCTTTGCCTTTATCATCATACATTTTCCAATCTTTAAACTCTGTTTGTTGTGTAGCATTAAGTAATGATATAACCTTAAGCAAACTTGTTTGGTCTTGCAATTCTCTGTTAGGTTGCATATATCCCTTAAATTCAAACTCTTTCTCTTTCTCCATCTGCTCTTTTCTGTGAATTTCATTTTCAATTTTATTCAAAAGTTCAGTTTTCTTAAATACAATTTGGTTATTTTCTATAACGTGGTAAGGGTCTAAATCTACTGTCTTTATTTCTCCATCTTTAAATAATTCATTATATCCTAGCTTGTACAATCCATCATTATACAATTCTAGCTTTGTTTTCTCTCTTAATTGCCCTGTGTCTTTATCTACAACAGGATTGTCATAGTGTACGTTCGTTATTACTACAGGTGTTTTATCTTCATCATTTGAATATGAATTGATTATAACCTCATCTGCCACTTCATCATAAACACTAGCTATTAATTTGTTATTCTTATATATGTATTTCATCGTGTTATCTCCTTTCTTCTTTTATTCTATTTTATATGCACAACATTGGAGCATTATCATTAACAACCAATCGTTATATCTTGCAAATCCATCATAGCTATCTATTTGTTTTAAAAATATTAAATCAACGCTATTTGATGTATTTGAAATTATAGGGCTTTGTGAAATTGTAGAACTTCTTTTTTCGTTAAATGTTAATGTTCTGTTAATTGAATTTGTAGTGTTGTATTTTACTGATATATCTACATCATTATTTTTACTAAAATTATATCCTTTAAAATCGTATGTAATATCTTTTATTCCATTATCATTTAACTTTATAATGCTTAATTTACCTCTTTTTACTTCTACACCTATCATCATTACATCTATTAAAGGTATAGTATTGCCGTTTAAATCTGTTGTTCTATTGAACCCACCATAATAACCGTTAGATGCTACATATCTATCACTATAAATAAACAAGTCGTCTTTAAAAAATCCAAATGTAACATAAGCATATAAGCGATATTTAAAACTCGTGTTTACATACCTAGTCTCACAATCTTCTGAATGCTCATCTGGATTACTCCGTGGTGTACATTTTTCATGTGTATTATCTTCAAATCTGTTTTCTTCTAAAACTATACTATTTATTCCTATTTTTTTATAAAATTCTTCTTGAGCATATTTACGATTAAATAGTGGTGTTGTCCCACCGTAAGGAATTCCGTTTACATTACGATAGTTACTATATGTTATCTGATTGTTAAATTGAAAATCTGTAATTTCTTTGTTGTATATACATTTAGGGATATTAAGTTTTAAATTAGGAATAGGTATATGTGAATAATAATAATCACCTCTGTCAAACTCAATATTAATATCAATTAATTTTATTTGGTTGCTACTATAAAAATAATCTGGTGTACTACCTTGGTCATCAAATTTATAATATGTATATACACACTCTAATAAATATTTACCATCTTTTAAAAACTCTATTCTTTGTTTATCGTATAAGTGGTCACTAAATTCATAAGTGTTTTCACGTCCACTATTTTTGCTAAATCCTATAGTTCTTGCATAATCTCCAAAATTATGATTATTTATTATGCTATTTTCAATGTTACTCCAATCATAGTTTTTTTTTTAAATCTTTCCACTTAAATCCACCACCATTACCTAACGAAAGCCTTTCACAATATTCTTCCGTTGGGATTTTGATTGAACCGTCTTTAGTTACTTTGTAGAAATAAAATTGTTCTCCATCGTCATATATCAATATATCGTTTTCTTTTACTTGAACACTATCCTTCCCATTCAAAATCTTAATGTTCTTGTCTTGTCCTAGTATTGCTTTTATACTCTTTGCTAGTAAGCCTAGCTCTATCTTTTTACTCATGTGTATTCTCCTTTTCTTTATAATATTTTTATTTTCTATGCTTCTATTTCTCTGTCGTAATCTAAACTTTTTTGTATCACTGGATATAGGAAGAAAAATTCTTTTTTCTTAAACTGCCCATTTATCATTTTTATATTATCAAAACAAAGACCAAATACCTCTCTTTCTTCTTCAGATAGCTCAGCTATATAATCCTTAATATTGTATTTTTTGTTAAATTTAAAAAGTTCTTCTATAAAGTTGTCTTCATTTTGTATTTCAAACTTTATTTCACTTTCTTTTCTTAATATCTCATCTTTGTCCATATAAAAGTCAAATTTATAATCAAATCTTTGTTTTTCTCCAGGATAACTTGGAATTGGAACCAGTTGGGTTTCTAAATAATCTACGGTGTCGTCTTCCCATTCAACCCTTCTCTTATCTAGGTTTGTTGTATATTCAGTTTCACCAAAGGCAAACGTTCCTTTTGCTTTGTTTACTGTTTCATGTTTAACAAAACTTTCCCCTTTATAACTAACTTCTTTTCTGTATTTATCATAATTTTCGCCAGAAATCGTAATAAAATATTTATTAATAACCCCCATCAAATAAACTTCATCATTAACCTTTAACTTTCTAGTCGATACCCTTTTTTCTTTTAACGACTTTAATTCTTCTTTTACTTCCTCTACACTATTAAATAAATTATTTCCTACATCTTTTTGAGTTATAACCTTATCCTCCTGTTTTAGGTAGTTTCCAGTACCCCCCCCGATGGATTTTCAGGGTCAGGCTCTGGCTCTGGTACAGGTGGTATTGGTGTAGCCTCTGGGCTTGGGTGTTCTTGTTTCAATTGCAATTTTATAATACCTTCTACCACTTCACTCTTGTCTGGTTCTATTGAAACAGCGTTAAAATCAGACGTTAGGCAATATTTTGCTAATTCTGTAAATTTTGTTGGGTCAAACTTATATTGAAATGGACTATTTTGTGTAGGTACTACTTCTTCTATTGTTTTGTTTATTTTGCCATCTTCACTTGTTACATGCCATCTTACAGTCACTTGCTTTAGTTTTAAGTATATGACTTTATCTACATTTTTTACTTCTTCATCTGCTCTTTTTATTGTTTCAGTTTGTGGGTGATAATTTGCAAATTCAGAATAATTAGAACTATTAAACACATAATCTAATTTATTTTTATCTAGGTTATCTGCTACTATTTTCTTTTCTTTTCCACAATATTTTACTGTAATGTTAACACTCCATTTTACTGGTGTTGTATCTTTGAAGTTAGGTGTTATTAGTGCTTGTTTTAAGTTCTCAACTGTTGCTACTTGCACTTGTTCACTTATTGTACTTAACCTTATAAGTCCTAGCTTGTCTTCTGTTGCTTCTCCACCTTGTATAACGTGGTTGAACTGGTCTATTTTACCCTCTAAGTCTTTTGTGTAACTGTCTAGGGTGTCTGTTCTTGTCTTTATTTCACTATCTTTGTCTTTTATAAACTTTGTTATTTGTTCTTCTTTTTGGTTTATATAGTTTGATACTTCGTTAGTTTTACTTTGGATAAAGTTTGCTACTTCATTCTGCCTAGCTTGCACGAACTCATCAACAAGGTGTTGCTTTTCGCTTATGAATGTTGCAACTTCGTTTTTTCTGTCTTTAATGAAGTCTGCAACTTCTGTTTTCCTATCAGTAATAAAACTTGCTACCTCATCTTTTCTAGCTTGTATGAATTCATTAACTTCATTCTGCCTAGCTTCTATGAACTCTGTTACTTCTGCTTTTTTATCATCACTTAATTTATCATATACCCTATACAATTCATCTTCTAACTGTATCAAGCATTGATTGATATTAGCTAGGTGTTCATCTACAATTCCCGCACCCTTAACGAATGTACTACGCATTCTGTGAGAATATTGTGGGAAGTGTGAAATCCATTCATTTTCAATTAAGTCACTAAAATTGTATGTTACATCTTCAACAATTATCGGATTATCAATTTTAGGTTTTATTTTCTCTACTTGTGTCAAGTTGTTAAATATATGTCTATTATTTTCTGCCATTTATACCTCCTTAAATTTCAAAATCATAATAATATACCCAGTCATCACTTTCTGTATCGTTTCTAATATAATCTACATAGTTTGGATAATTCTTGAAGTATTTGAACTTACCTTTGTAGTCGCCCCAACTACTTAAACTTGAACCATTACGTCTTGTTTCTCCATAACTGCTACTATAAGCGTTGCTACCTGATACTTCTAGTATGATATACTTACCACCACTTACACTTTGTCTTGCACCACTGTTTATCTTCTTATAATTATCATACATAACATTTAATATGTTGTTATTTTTTGATACCGCAAGCATTAAGTCTTGATTATTAACTATCATTCTTTTAATTTTCTCTGAATTAAATAATGTATCAAATTCTTTTTTATTTGTAACATTTTGTAATGCTGTTAATACTTCATTCTTAGTCATATAGTCAACTTCTTTAAAGTTTGCTACAATCTTGTTAAGTTTAGGTTCTATCTTCATATACTCTTCTAAAAAGCTTGTAAATGCACTTATCTGTTCAGATATTTTATCAAGTTTAGTATTGGTATTAGCTTTTAAATCATCTACAATTGCTTTTAATTCTTTTATAGACTTATCATTTTGTGTTATCTTTTCTTTCTCTTCCTTAGTTATATTAACTTTAGATTCTATTAAGTCTTTATTATTCTTAGCTATAATCTCTGTTATAAAGTTTTCTGCGTATGCTTGGTATTCTCTGTATAGCTTTAATAGTAATTCTGTATAGCTTTCTGTTTGAGTTATAGCTATTACTTGATAATCACCCTTGTACTTGTTATAGTCAAGGTGTACTATATCTTCTAGTGATAAGAAAGGCATATTATTAGTTTGTAGCTTAACTCTTGAATATGTTCTACATTCATTATAGTATGTGTGCTTAGCTATTTCTGTTGCTAATTCTTTGCTATTGATGTATTTGTTCGTTACTTGTTTAAGGTTATAGTCTTTTATTCCTTTTATTTCGGTATATAATATTGAATTATCCTTAAAATTAGTAATAGGGTTACCATATATTTTGAACTCTTTAATATAAATATCATAATCGTTCTTATTATTAAATCTTAGCTTAGCATTTAATCCGTTATCTTCCCACAATAATTCATAATCAGTATATTCTACTTCTTTTGTTGTGTACTCTTCTTTAGTTTCAAACTGTGGTTCTAACACTCCTGTATCTTCATTATTTACAACCTCATCTTCCCCTAAATCAAAGTAGTATATATAATCATCTTCGTCATGGTCAACTCTTAGTGATTTACATACTTTTCTACAACTTTTAAATAGTGCGAATTTTTTACCTAAATCACCTATGTTACCTAATCCCTTTATAATTTCCGTTCCATCTCTATATCTATTACCATCTGCTATAAAACACTTAGGATTAGCTTCAAGGAATATAAACTCACCTGTTATTGTATCTTTAGGGCTACCACCTCTTCCTGGTGTTGCAGGTTTTAAGACTTTCTTGTGATTATACATATAATCAAGCAATTCATTATTACGTGATAACTCACCTAATGTATGTGTTTTGATGTATTCCTTGACTTTGTTTTTCTCAATTTTTGGCGGTTTTGGTTTGGGTGGTAATTCTTTTACAACAGTAGTTTTTTCAATTTTGTATGCTACTATTTGTGGTGTTCTTTCAATATTAACTACATTATTAAGTTCAATCTTCCACCATTCTTTACCCTCACTATTTTTAGGGATTTTAACTTTTGCGTCATCTTCACTTACAACTGCATTTTGACCACTAAGCACGAATACTGCTTGTCTTTCATGCTTAACAACATTATTATATTTAACTTCAACCTTGTTTTCTTTTGGTTGTATTTCCGTGTTTTCAATAAAACTTAATACAGGATAATTGCCATCTTTACTTCCTATTGTTATCTTAGTATCTTCTATGTAAGATTTATCAAGGTCACTTGTTATTCTAAGTTCACCATTAGGAAGTGTGTATATATTACCATATATTGCTCTTACTATCTCTGCAATCTCTTCCATTATCTTTTTACCTTTTTCACACTTGATTAATGGAATTGTGATATATTCACCGTTCTTGAACTTAACATCTGCTATATGCAGTTCATCATCAGTGAATCCTATCATTTTTGATAGAATATGTAATATTGACCTATCTTTTTCGTTGTTGTTAGATATATAATGGTTTTCATACACTTTTTCCTCTGAAAATGTATTTTCGTAACCTTTTATAGTATTATCTTCTATAGTTATATCTATTGTTCTTCTGTTATCTGTATCTATTCTAGTTACTTCTCTTACTTGACCTTTAAATATTGTAATTTCTTTTCCATTGAATATATCAATTATTTCTATAATATCCTGATTTTTTATTAAATATTCTTCTATAAATTCAACTGTTATTATGTCTTTCCATCTCATGTTTGGAAAGTCCTTATATCTATTTAAGAAATCCTTAACTAAAAAGTCTTGTTGATTACCTTGTTTACCCTCGAATTGTAGCTTAACATTGTTTGGTGTCAATGTTCCTCTTGCAGTTCTTAAGAACCTATTAACTCTCAAACTTTCGCTTATTAGCAATGGTTCTAGGTTCATCTTATTACGTGTTAAGTTAATAATCTTATACTTATGTTGATAATTGTTGTATTCATCTTTAGTAAGTTGCATATATTCTTCATTTACTTTTATCAATTCTAATGACCCCCTTTCATATAAAATGTAAAAAAATGTAGATAACATCTAATACTGCTATCTACACTTCTTTTTTCTTTCTTTCATCAATCTTCTTAATTATTTGGTCTGTCATGTCATCAACGAACTTGTTGCTATCAGTTGACAAGTAACCATTGTTGTATATATTAACTGTTGTGCTTATCTCTCCAACGCTACCACTTAAAAGCTTGCTTGTTGCAGGTAGTGATTGTCTAGCAGTTAATCCACCTAGATATTCACCATTACTAGCATTGGTTTCTCTGAATCCTAATCCTTCTGCTTTAAGCATTAATTCTGCTTTCTTTAGTTGCTTTTGAATGCTGTTATATGCGTCACGCATAGTTTTAGCTTTTTGTATCTCTTTGTCATACTCTTCTGTGTCCATGTATCTTTTATATAATTCTTGGAACTTTGTAGTTTCAACAAATGCTTTTATAATTGATTCCTTGACACTCTTGTATAAGCTATCTCCTAGGCTCATACTGAATTGGTCAAAGGAATTAGTATCTATTGCTACTGTTAATGCATTTTTAATCATTTCCGATATACTCTTAACCTTATCTGCAATTTTACCTAAAGGCAATATCTTGTCTATTACCTCTTCTGACAATCCTTCTTCTTTTGCTTGTCTTCTTAATTCCTTGATGATATTCTGCATATCTGTAGACACTTTGCTTATTCTGTTTAACTGCCTGAATTGGTCTCTAAAGTCCAGAACCTTAGGATTTAAGTCTTTCAATGTCTTACCATTTTCAAGTCTTATCTTTTTTAATTCTTCTGACACTTTCCTAAATTTTTCGATAAAGTTAGATTCAAAGCCTTGCATATCCCTAAACTCTAAGTCATACTTAACCTTAGCTATGTTACTTCTAATCTTATTGAAATATCCTTGCAATGCAGTAGCTAAGCCATCTATTATATTATTACCTTGTGCTAGTTGTGTTGTTATTCCATTTCTGACATCATCAAAGGCAGTTACTATTACATCATCTGTCTTTATTAATTCATCTAGCTTACGTTCTATCTTGTCTGCCATTTCTAAGTAATTTTGTCCACTTGCTTCTGCTAACTTCCTAAACATTGTTCTTAGTTGGTCTTTTTTATCTTCTGCTGTTGTAACAGATACACCTTCAAAGCTTTCTAATACTCCATAAGACTTAATGTTAGCTGATAATTTTTGTAATGCATTAACTGAATTAGCGAATGCAGGTAGCATATTTAAAACTTGATTAAAATTAGTACCTACCAGACTGTGTGAAAAACTATCTCCACCAAATAAACCAAATAATCCTGTTCTAGTACCAGCAGGGTCATGGAAATTACCACTATATGATGAGTTTCTATTGTTTCTATACCATCTCATTATATCACTTGCATTATCAAATTCTGGTATATGTAATATCTCTCTTAGTCTTCTTTGTTCAGTTTCCGTTCCTAAGTATTCTCTATGGCTAGATAACCCCCACCACGAAGTGGTTAACTTCTCTCTTGATACTGTTGTGCTTACATTAGGATTAAAACTATTAGCATAAGTTCTAACTAATTCTGATACTATATCTTGGCTTAATTTTAAGTTTTCGTTCGATGTATTCTTAGACAATGATTGAATTAAAGTCTTACCGAATGTTTTCATTTCTTGCGTTAGGTTGTCCATAGAACTTCTTAAGTTGTTGTTAGTCTTGATAATGTCTTCATTATACTTATCTATTGCTTTTCTCTTCTCTTCGTTAACACGTGTTGTACCATTGTCACCAAATATAGAACCAAATATTCCACCTATAACTCCGACTACTGAACCTATTATTCCACCTATTGAACCAAACATTCCAAACATATCACCACTTGATTTAGCTTGCATTGCCTTTTGCACGTTATTGAATATAGATATTGCAGTATCAATCATCTTAGATACACCATTAAGCAGTTCATTACCTTTACCATTCATAGAACTTGATATAGATTTTATTGTTTGTCCTACAACATCAAGCCCTTTCAATGCTTTTTCTGATGTTGTTAATGAATTTTTAGCTTTTCTAACTTCTTTTAAGTCAAATAAATTCTTAACTAATTCTAATAATGCTTTTAATTGTTTAGAACCTGTTTCACTAATTTCTTTAGCTATCTTGTTGAACTCTTCGCCTTTAGAACTTAATAGCTTTTGTGCTTCTGAATACTCTTTAGTATCTAAGTTTTTAGCACTTTCTATTATTGCTTGTTGTATCTTGTTTAAGACTTCATCATATACCTTGACAATTCCATCTCTTAACTGCTCTGTAGAACCGTTATTGATAGCATTTTCTATGTTAGCAATAAATACACCTTGTTGTATATTATCGGTAACTTGTTGCACTTCTAATTGCTTTTGTTCGATAAATTCTTTAATTTCTCCTGCTTTATCTGTGTATTTTTTGTATATTTCAATTATTTCTTTGTGCAATTCTAATTGTTTATCTATATATTCTGACTGACTTAGATTGCCATTTTCAAGTTGTGACTTGTACAACTTCATCTTTTCTGCTTTATATTTTTCAATGTTGCTTCTTGTTGTTTCAATGTCTTTTGTGTCAGCTTTCATGTTCATACCTTGGGCTTGTCTTATCTTCTCTTCTAGTTCCTTATTAATTGAACCAAAAAGTTCAGGTAAAACATTTTCAACTTTTAGCTTGTTGATTTCTGTTCTTATCTTCTCAACATTATTTGAATCTTTAAGTTCAACTGCCACTTTTAGTTGGTCTTCAAGGTGTTTTATCTTCTCTTTTGTAGCTTCAAACCCTTTTATTTCATTAACTGACACAAGCCATTCTGTTAATTCATCTTGCTTTTTTCTTAGTTTTTCTGCTACTTCTTTTATTTTTGGTGTGATTTTAGTGTTTAATGGTGTTGACAAATCTTTCAAACTCTTTTCTAGGTTGTCAAGCATTTGCTCCCATTTGTCTTTTTCTTTTTCTTTACCTTTGCTACTTCCACCACCTTTACCTGATGATGACTTACCGTGTCCACCTCCACCACCACCTGCTCCTTTGCCAAAACCTTTAGGTTTAGGAGGTATTTTAGGTGTTTCTTTCTTTAGATTGTTTTTTAATTCGTTTAAAAAATCTTTCTCTGATATAATCTTTTTTTGTTCATCTCTTACATATCTTCCGTGACTATCAACCTTGTAACCTAGCTTATTACTACCGTTACTTGTTGATTGTTCAATTCTTCCGTCATTTAATTGTTTAAAGGTTGTTTTAACACCCTTAATAAACATTTCAATAAATCCACGATTTTTAAGAATTTCTAATGTTTCCTTAGATGATAATCCTATATCATTACCAACCACTACGTCTATCGTTTTATTCTTTGCGTCATGAATGGTAGTTACAAGTTGTCCACTCTTTTGGGCTCTGTCAATCTCTGCTCTTCTTGATTCTTCAATTATCTTTCTGTTGTTTTGTTGTGCGATTTCATTACTAAAGTTAAGTGACTTAGATAGTGAGTTATACATACTTTTGCTATTAGCTGATACTAGCTTTTGGTTAGAGTCAATTTCTTTCAAATTGCCATTAAATCTTTTTAGAATTTCAGATTGAGTTAGCAATTCAGAAGTTATGACACTAAAGTTAATATCACGGACTGATTTTCTATTTCCACCAAATAATCCACCATCAAGTTGCTTTAACGCCCTTTCTGCTTCTTTTGGGAATTTATTCCTGATGTAATCTTCTAGTGAATGAACTGTTCCATTCTTAATTTCTTTCAAGAAATCATCAGCATTAAACTTAACTTTTAGTTCTGGCACTCTAGTGTTAATTTCTTTTGTGATTTCATCTAATGCTCCACTTACAAGCTTAGCAGATTTTTCCAACTCTTTTATTGTATCTTTTTGCTTATTTAACCTTTGTGTGTTGAAATAATCTTGCTCTGCGGTTTCCATCTTCTTTTCAATCGAATTTGTAACTTTATCTATAGCACTTGATAACTCATAATAATTAGTTGTTAATGCATTAACATTTGCCATTTCTTGAGGGTAGGTTGCTTTTAATTGCTCAACTATTGCATGCATTCTTTGTCTATCTTTAGTGTTTTTTACTTGGCTTTCAGACAGTGCTTTATATTCATATAACAAGCTTTTAACATCATTAAGTTCTCCTATAGCCTCATTGACAAAATCTGCACTTGATTTTTTACTAAAGAACCTAGTTAACCCCTCTGTCAAGTCATTAATCGCTCCTAAGCAACTGTTGGAAGATTTAACAAGCTTATCACCTATTGCCTTTGCTAATTCTTGTGTATTAGCTTGGAATACTTTTAATTGGTTAGCAAATGTGTTAATTGTTCTGGCGGCGTCACCTTGCATAAATGAAGTGCTTTCCATTATTTTTTGGTATCTTAATTCTGCTTTTGTTGCTTGGTCTAGTGCTTCCCATTTTGTTTTTATTCCTTTAGTTAAAGCATATTCTGCCATTACATTTTCATTGATTACTATCCCTAATCTTTTTAACGGTTCAGTTTCTCCGACTATTCCCGCAGTTATTGCAGTAAAGGCTTGGTCATCTGCAATATTTTTAAATGACCCTATATCTACTGCTAGTGCAGATAGATTTTCACTCATCTTCTTAATATCTTCATCTGCAATACCACCTAAACCTTTGAATATTGCTCCTATATCAGATGTATATTTTTGAAGTGCATATGTTGAACGTCCCATAGCATTACCCATATCTTCCGAGAATTGTTGCACTTCCTTTGACATATCCCCAAACACTTGGTCTGTGACGTTTTGTAGTTCTGTCATATCCGAACTAGCTTTAAGGCAAGCCTTACCTATTTCAAATACTTTTCTTGTGATTTCTAGGGCTAAAAAGCCTTTAACTGCTCCAATTAAATTATCAAATGATTGTTTTAAACCTTCAACACCTTCTGTAGCTTCTTTAGGTGGCTTTACTTTTTGCATTTTGCTTGCTAGTTTTTCATTTGTTGATATTATCTTAAGCATTTTCTCATCAACATCAACTAGAGATTGTGCGAACTGTTTATTTATGCTTTCAATCTCTTTTAGTTGCTTTTCAATATCTAATAATGATTTTTTGAATTGTGTTGAACCTCCACCTTTGAACATTGTTCTATATTCGATACCTAATTTTTTGTCTGCCATGTTGTGTATACCTCCTTTCTATTTATCATTCTTGCTTTCTTCCGTGTTTACTTTATTTATTGTTTCTAATATTATTTCCAATTTCATTATTAACCAATAAGGGTGTTCATCATAACTCCTACTAAGTGGTAGAAATTGCAAGTTACAACTTCCATTGAAACCATCAAATCTGAAATATCTCATATATCTTGATATATCTTCAATATATAAGTCATATATCTTATTTGGTGTTTTCAACCCTTTCTTGCCTAGTTTATATGCTTTATAATAATTTTCTTTTAGTTTGTCGCAAGTTGCGATATTGTAAAACCCACATCATCACTTTTTTCTAATATTTCTGTTAAGGCTTTTAAAAATACTTTCTTTTCTCTATCTAATACTTTATTAAAGTTTTCTTTTGTTTTGTCTGTCTCTTTCCCATCTACAATGATTTTAAGTGTTTGTGCAAATACAAGCTTGTATTCCTTAGATTCTGTGAACTCATAACTGTATGGTTCAATTACTGTTGATGGCACGCCATCTTCTTTTGTTTCCATTCTTATTTTTTGTATCTGTGCATTTCTATAGTTCATCATATTACCAAAACTAGCTACACATTCAACTAATATTCCGTTGTTCGATTCATCACCAAAAAAGGTAGCATTTGTTGCTACCTTATCTTTTAATGGTGGTATATTTTTTTTATTCTCCAATATTATTCACCTACTTACTGTGCTATTTCAGTACCTTCAATTTTAAATGTTATAGGGTCGCCATTTACAGGTAATGCTGACATTGTTCTTGTTAATGTTCCAGCACCTTCAAGGTCTCCTAACTCAACATTTGTCATCTTAACTCTAGGTAATTCTATTGTCATTTTTCTACCTTTTGATTCTTCTAATGATTCTTTTAATTCTAATTGCAATTTGATTGTTGAATTATCTGTTAACATTTTCATTGCTTTTAGGTAATTAGCCTTATCGAATGAATTAAAGTTGATTGTTGCTTCAACCGAACCTCTACCATTTTGTACTATTTTAGTATTAAATCTTGTGTTTAGTCCACCTTTACCCTCTAATGAATTATTAATTGTAATTTCAACTGATTCTACTGTTGCAGATTCATCTTTGTCTTCAGATATTAGCTTAGCACCATAACAGATTAACGGATAATCTTTATCTTTTAATTCTTCAGATGTTCCTGCGAATTTGCCATCATTAGCACTTGATTTCATTCCTATTACTGAAGTTTTAACGTTTAAAAATGCTTCTTGTTGTGCAGTTATTGTTATAGTGTTAACTAAACAATCTTCATATTTTAAGTGCATTTCATCATTAGTAAAGTCATTGACTATTGTTGCATACTTATCGAATGCTCCACTTTTATATGTATCAGTAGACTTTTTAAATCCTGCTATTTGTAGCAATAATTCTAATGAGTTGATTGTTGGTTCAATTCCTAAGTCTCCAGCAACTGATTGCTTACCAGCGAATGTATCTTTTGTCCATCTACCACTAGATAATACCTTAGATTCAATCTTATTTACATCAGGTTTAACTCCAAAATCTGTAAAAGGTAATACCTTTAATGTTGTTGATGGTGTACCTTTTTCAGTTTGTATTCCTAATAATACTTTTGTTTCCATATTTTTTATTACTTCCTTTCTGTAATTTCTAAATTTGCTTGATATGTAGCAACTGGTATACCTTTATATTCTCCGTTTAAGTCATTTAGTTCTAATTCATAATTAGCTTTAATGATTTTGTTTGTTTGCAATATCTTCTTCAATAAAATATCCATCTTATCTTCTAAAAAGCTTGCAACATCAGAATTTATAATTGTTTCATTAGTTGTTGCATATCTGATTGTTATGTTTCGTGTATATTCTTTTTTACCATTGATTGAAGTGTTGCTTGTTTCAACACTTGTAGGTTCAATAACGAATATACCACTTTTTAATTCTTTTAGATTTCCTACTTGATAGAACACATTACCACCTAGTAGTTTAAATGTATCAACTACTAACTTATATGTTGGATTGCTAGTTTCTATGTTGTTTAAGTTGTCATTAACTACTGTAACTTCTATTTGGTGATGTAGTACCTTATCAACTATTGTACTTTCTTGGTGTTCAATGTATACACTATCATTATCTATCTTTATTTTATTCAATATATCTTCAATGCTTGAATAATTGTCTCTAGGAATAGCCTGTTCTATATATATTAAATCAAGTGTATACACCTTACCATAATTAATATTTGCAATTCTCAAATTGCTCGATTCTATTAAATTAATAAACATGCAAGGGTATTTAATCCCTTGTATCTTATCTTCTGAATATATTGTTATATCCTTATTCTTGCTTTTTATATTTTGTGCAAGATTGCTTTTTATTTCTATTAAATTCATATTTTCACCTTATTTTATAACTTGATTCTATCAAGGTATTTTTGAATTATCGTGTCAACTTGTGGCTTAATTTCGATTAATGACTTAGAAAGCATATAGCTACCCTTGACGAATGGTTGTTTAAGTTTAACACCTATTTGTGGCACGAACCTACCTACTTGTTGTCTATGTCCATATTCAACATATTCTGCATATTCTGTGTTATTGTATATCTTAGATGTTATACTTTTGCTTGTTTGTGTTGTTGACATTTGCCAGCTTGAACGAAGTGTGCCACCAACCCTACCACCGTTGTATACCTTACCATTAACCATTATAGGGTTATATATTCCAACTGGTGTTCTCTTCTTAACTATTGCATATGTTCTAGCAGTTAATTCTTTATTTAAGCCTATACTAGCTTGTTTTAGGCTATTTTCAATCTTGCTTGAATTTGCTATCAGTTTTTTTAACTCTTCATCAACCTTGATATTAATGTTGAAGCTTATATTAACACCTCCCTTTTAAAATTAAGCTATGTCAATAGCCTTTAAATCTATCTCTTGGTGTGTTTCATACTTTCTAGCTATAGCTATACTTCTATATTGATACACCTGTTTTAGCCTTGTTATTACAATCTTAGAATTTAATGGTATGTCTACATCATTATTCAAAAAAAGTGTAGCTTCAACTTCGGAAGTCACTACTACACCTTTTGCAATTCTATTATTGTTATAGTCAAGCAAACACTTAATAGGTTCTTGGTTTAATTTTGTTTCTATATCGTCATATGTTATGCCATTTATTTCTTGTGAAGATGTAACAAATACATCTGCCGTATCTTTATAACTTTTATCAAGTGTATCTTTTACTAATCTTAAAGTGATTGAATCCATAATTACCACCAACTTATTCTTCTATAACGTGATAATTGCTTAATTCCATAATCTTTTAATTCTATGACTTGTTTTTTTAAGTCAGAGAAGTATTGCATTTGTTTTGATGATTCACTAGACTTATCACTAAATGTTGTAGATACTCCACCTATTTTAACACTAGATATTGTGTTGTTATCCTCTTTTTTTATCCCATATATATTTTTTATTTCATCTTTAGAAAGGTTTAAAAGGGTATCTTCTAATATATACCCTTTCAATCTTTCGACTACTATATATATAATGTTAGGAGGCAACTCATCTTGATTTATATAGTCTAGTATTTCTTTAATCACACTATCAATTAAATCAAAGTAAAAATTATTATCTTTATAATTTATGTTATATTCTACTAGCCCTGCCTTAGCTTTAGCTAGTATATCTTCCTTATCCATATTAGGTCACATTATCCTTTAGATACTATTCTTGCGATAGGTATAGCTTTTACATCTATCTTATCTCCATCAGTTGACTTAACTAATGCCCAGTTATCACCTTTTTCAAGTTCTTTGTCAGATGGAGAAACTGTATCAGTCTTAGTGAATGAGAAACCAAATGGTGCTATTACGAATCTTCTTCTAGTTATTAGTTGGTCTTTTCCACCGTGTACTAATGGATTTCTATACATTTCATTTGGCACTTTAACTACTAAATCTGCGAACTTAAATGCTCCTCTACCTAAGATGTAAGTTGTGTATTTGTATGTATCTTGTCCTGTAGAACCACCAGCAACCTTTTCCATTGGCATTGAATCGTCAATGAATACAGTTCTTCCGTTCCATGAAGCTAGTGATACATCTCTTTGCATTCCGTTTTCGTCATTAACTTTAAAGTTAGTTAATACTTGTAAGTTTTCTAAGTTTGTTGCTACCACAGAGTGCATTATAACTATATCAAACTTGTTCTTGTTATCTCCACAAGCTTGTGCAGTTGCTGAGTTTAAAGTTGTTGCACCTACTTTAGCTTCTTCACCAGTCTTATCTGATATATCGTAGGTATGTGAACCAAATTCTTTATCTTTAGTTGCAAACACACCTTTTAGTATTGATAGTAATATTGTTTGGTACACATTAGACCAATATATTGCAACTTGTGAAGCAACATTTCCCATGAAATCTACTCCACCTGTTATATCATATGAAAAGTCTTCTTCATACCAAGCCATTGCTCTACCTAATGCTATTACACCTTGTGTGTATGTTTTTGTTGTTTCTGCTGTTATATCTGTCTTACCATCATAATTTAATGGTGTACCACCAATTAATCCTTTCATTGGTATTACTGCATAATGTTGCCCTGTTTGTGTTGCGAATGTATCAGAGATGTTTTTATCTCCTGCAAATACCCCTGCTCTTAATAATTCTTGTTTTTTTGTATCTGGTATTCTTTCCATGTATTTTCCAAATGCTTCTGCATTGAATGTTTTTGAATTAAATTCTGCCATTTTCTACTCTCCTTTATTATTTGTTATTCTCATAATATTTGCATAATTCATCGTAAGTCATCTTGTTGATGTCTACATTTGAATTGTCTGTTCCGTTAGCTCCCTTAGGTGCTAATCCTTGAGGTGTAGCTTGTTTTCCCTCTTTTTCTTTTGTTTCGAATAAATAGCCATCAGTTTCTTTTAACTTTGTTAATTGTTCTGATAGACCTATTAAGTTGTCATTGTCCATTTTTAGTAGGTCAAGCTTTAGCAAGCTTTTAACTGCTCTACTGTTTCTTGCTCCTTCTTTGGTTAAAGCTAATTCTAGTGCATTATCAAGCTTTAATTGATTAAATTTAGTTTGATATTCTTCTTCCTTAGCTTTATTTTGTGACTGAAGTTCGCTTATTTGTTTTTGCAACTCTTCATTACCTTTGTTATCTTTAGCTAGCTTAGATAACTGTGTTTCATAGTCTGTTGCTTTTTGTTCTAGTTGCTTTTTAACCTCATTCACTTCATTGAATTGATTTTTAGGAACTGTGTTCTTACCTATTATTTTTAGCAATTCTTCTACTACCTTTTCATCAATTCCTAACTTCAATATTTCTTCTTTCATACTTTTATCATTCCTTTCTTTTATTCTTTTTTATTCTAGTGAGTTCTAGTATTATTTATGATTTGTATGTACTAAAAAAAGGCTTCTTTAACGTCTAGCCACAAAGACAATTTTATATAAAAAAACACCCCTAAGGGTGCTCAAAATTACAATTAACTTAAATATAACAATGCCTTTTGATATTTTTCATATCTTTTTTTATCTTTTTCTGTTATTTCTTTTAATCTACTTAAATCTGAATTGTGTGTTAAATCTGCTATTTTTACTTTTCTGGCTAATTTATTATCTTTAATTTTTGCAATATAATCCATATATGGTACATTTTTATTATGTGTCAACAGTTTTACTGCTTCGACTATTTTATTTGAAAATCCATAATTCAATAAATCTTGTTCAGTAATATTGGTATCTTCAATAGTATCATGTAATAATGCAACTATCTTTTCTTCTTCTGTTTCAACAAGACTTGCAACAGTTAAAGGGTGATTAATGTAAG